TTTCAGTATCATCAAAATCTTCTAAATTACCTATTTCATCAGAAACCGAAATATCCGTTATGCTTAAATTGCGCAATGTCTGACCGATTATACGCCTTAAGCTTATTGAACCTTCATATGTTAATTCATCTATAACTGAAGAATCAATTAAATCTGCTGTTCTATCTCTTCCTTGAATATTAATATTATGTTTATCTTGTGAGTAACTAACACTAATATTCTCAACAAAACCATTGATTACTGATGTACCATCAATAACTATACGACATTTATCACCAACTTTAATAGGAAAGCTATTGCCCTGCGAAATGGTGGCATTAAGCGAGAAACTACCGCTTATTGCCTCAATTGAACGGGTAACATTTATAGAACTAAAACCTTCATAAGAAACTGAATTAATCTCAACTAATATTTGTGTCATCAGAACTCGCCAGTATTGTAATTTCACCCTCCACATAACCAGCTGTGGTAATATTGTTTAGTTTCCTAATTGTAGTAAATCTATCAAGATTACCATAATATTGGTAAGTTAAAGCTGTAAGGTTAGTATTCTTTGTATTTATTGTAATCAATCTATCAACATTAAGAGCTTCGTTTTCAAAGAATATTCTTGCTTGATTCCTTAATTTTTTTATTTCTATAGCTGTTTTTGAATCGATTAAATCATCATCAATAATTTTATTATATTGTTCTTCAAGAGTAGCTTTTGTATCAGATAATTCAACATCATTCTGATAATCTATCAAAGACGCGGCAACATAGGCTTTACTTAAGGAGCCTACTTGAACTGTCACACGTAAAGTATCACGGTTAGATTTTCTTTGTTGCCTTGCTATTGTTGTAGGTAAAATAACAACATCATCATCTCCAAATGTAAAGAGCGAGCTAAATAACTGAAATCTGCCTCTTGCAGTGTCAGCGGTGTCATATGCATCATTTAGTAATTGAATCATATTAGAAGCAAGAACAGGAGGGTTTGCAACATCTTCTATTATCCCATCTTCAAATTCAATTATTGTTGCTGCAAAGTTAGATATTTCATTTACATCATTAAGAACTTCCCTTGTAGAGGTTTCAAATGCAGTTGCAATATCTTGTAACTGAGTAGTCGCATCAGCAAAATTATCAGCCTGATTTATTGGTGGTATATAAACTTCAATTATGTTAGCAGCCAATGAATCGTTAACTGCCGAATCAAGGCTTGAAATCTGTGATAAATTAGATGAACTGGTTGTAGGAAATATATTTAGGTCAGCACGCTCAAAATTCATTGTAAAGACTGCGCGGTTTAACTGCGTCATTGTCTCTGAGATTGTATAAGTTGTTGAAACAACATTTACTGAGCCATAAAAAGGATGTATCAGTACACCACCACCTGAACTATCAAGTGCATTAATTAGAGCGTCTCGTCTTTGAAAGTAATCATCTTGGTTTGAAGTAATAATACCTTCAATAGAAAAAGTTTTTTGTAATTTTCCAAGGTCTTCAACAAAACGTCTATCACTGTTTGGGTATTCGTGAGTAACAGTTTTCCTTCCTGCTTGAGTTGTTCCGGAGTTCATTAAGAATGTAACGCCCTTATAACTCGCTGAATATAATTTATCAAATAAAGCCATTAGTAAGCACCTGCCATATTCATACCAACATTCATATTAGGTGTAGTACTTGTTGTTTGCAAAGATGAACCTTTAGGAGCCCCTTTAATATTTAAAGTACCGCTAAATTCATTTCTATTAACAATAGCAGCGTCACCACTAATTGTTGATGCCGCGTCAATCTTTGTACCACCTAAATTTAATAAACTTGTTAACCAATCAGGAACCACCATATTAACTAAATAATTACCCAGAGCTGTTAATTCTTCCCTAAAAGCAAAGAAAGCTGCAACGGCAGCTGTAATGCCTGCAATAATTAAACCTATTGGATTTAAGAAAATAGCAAGATTAAAAAACAGTTGAGCAGCTGCAGCAGCCCTTGCTAAAACAGCCCACAATTTTATAGCAGCACCATAAGATAAAATTGCTAGTTTAATTCCTAATATTATAGCACCTAATTTTGCTAATCCTTTAATTAATAAATAGTTCTCTCTTATGAAATTTGTAATACCCTGTACAATTGAACGCATTGCACCTTCCAGACCAGCGTCACCAAGTCCAAGGACTAAACTCTCAAATACAGAAACAAGAGCCTTAATATCACCACCTAAAGTTTTTTGCATTATATCAGCCATTTCCTTGGCTTTACCTGAGGCATTTAAAAAAGCATTCGTTAACTTTTCAAGTTCTTTTCTTTGTGAAATCATTGCCAATATAGCCGGGCCACCTCTATCACCAAATAATTCAGTAGCTAATCCTGCGCCAATATTCGCTTTAGCTAGTCTATTTACAATATCAGTTAATTTGTTAGTTTCAGGATTGAGCTTTCTAATATCCAAGCCCATAGCCTTAAATAGCTTGCGCCCCCTTGACGTCGGAGCAACTAATGACGTAAATACTTTACGTAATCCCGTTCCAGCCAATGAACCTTGCAAACCAGCATTGGATAAAACACCAGCAGCAGCAGCCGCACTTTCTACACTTTGCCCCATTGCAGCGGCAACAGGAGCCACAAATTTCATAGCATCGCCAAGTTGAGTAATATCTGTATTAGAAGATGCAGCAGCGGTAGCTAAAATATCTGCTATCTTGGAAGTTTCACTTGCTTTAAGCCCAAAACCACTAATTACATTAGATGCAATATCAGCTGCTTGTGCAAGTCCTATATTACTTGAAGCTGCTAAATCAAGAACGCCCGGAATAGCGCTCATTATATCTTTTGTCTCAAAACCTGCTCGAGCTAAAAATTCCATACCTTGTGCAGCCTGCGTTGCACTAAAGATAGTTGTTGCACCCAGTTTTTTTGCCTGTTTCCTTAATGAATCAAATTCTTCTCCTGTTGCACCGCTAATTGCTTTAACTTTTGCCATAGCTTGACCAAAGTTAATTATTGAATTTACTCCAGTTGCGGCAACAAGAGCACTACCTAGTTGCAATACCCTTTGGCGAACATTGTCAGTAACTCGACCAAGGCCGAGCATATTCTTTTGTGCTAATTTTGTAGATTTACCTAGATTTGTAAAATTATTAGAAAGCTGTTTTGAAGATTGTGCTATTTTGCGCCCAACCCTACTAAACTTATCTATAGCAATAATATTGTAACTGATATTAAAGGCCATTATTTCCTCTTAGCTTTTTTAATTGCCTTTTCTTCTTCACTATTAATTCTATTTGCATACTGGTTAAGCATTAATAGCTTTATTATAGGCATATTCTCTAATTCAGTTATATTCACCCCCCCTTTATAGAATCTGCACAATTGCGCGATAGTAAAATCTAACTCTCGTTCAATTGTTTCATCAGGGAGGTAAGAATAAAATTTGCTAAATATTCACCTAAAATTTTTTCTTCATCTTCTTCACTTATTTCATCATAGGATATAGAATTAATATTAGTATCATTGATAAATTTAACGGCTCCATTAGTTGCTAGTGTTTTAAAGGTATCAATGAAGTTATTTATTTCATTATCAGATAAATAAATAGCCTGAATTAATGCGTTACCATCCATTTCTCCAGACTCTTTGCCAGAACCTTCAGAATCTGCAAACTTATTCTGCATATCAGCAATAACATGCATGAATTGTTGGCGTAATTTTCTAGTTAATTTTCTGTCCTTATTTGAAGGAGAATATAAATATAATTCATATTGCTTTTCAAATTTACCATCTACACTTAATTTAATAGGACTTGATAGTTTAAAAACTATTGGTTCTTTTGCTGACATAACACCCTCTTAATGTATAAATAAAAATACTATACAGCAGGTTCACTCATAAATTCAAGATCAATTGTTGTATCAGCACCAAGACCAACTTCATAGTTAGCTGTTAATGCAGCACCTGCAAAAGAGCGCGCAAAACCATTATCATCTGTTGCTTGAAGCGTATTAGCATTGCCGTTTGATTTCCATAATCTTGATAGGGCAATATTATCAGCAGTACCAAACATTGAAAATTTAATATCAGACATTTTCATTTCAGCATTATCTGTAAAGACAGCCTCAACTGCCGCACCTCCTGCTGATTGAACGCGTAATGTTTGCTCTCCAAAACCTTCAGTATAACTAAAGCTGTTAGGTACTATTTGAACAGGTTCACCATTTACTTGTATAGTTGGAGTAGTTAATGTTTTTTTCATTTTAGTCCTCTAATTATGAAGTAGTAGAAAAAGAAATTTGAATAGTTCCGATTATTGTACGAAGCTGTGTTACAATTGGCATCTTCATTTGAATTGTTGCCTTTCCAGCTACTAAATCAAAATCTACATTCCTATTG